AGAGACAGCCGCTATGATGTACGCTTAAAAATTTTGCAAAAGAACAGCCACCCCATTTGGAGTGGCTTTTTGTTTTAGTTGTTGAGTTCGTAGTATTTGATGTCGATTTTCGGAAGTGACACATTGTTGCCCATTACGGTTTCATATGTATAGTCGCCGTCACAAGTTCCCCAGAATGTGATTACATCATCTTCAAGGAGTTTGTCCGCACCGTCAGGAATTTCTACAGTTGCGTAGATTGTATCAGTCCACAATGGTTCATCAAGATACTCATTTTCTTCTTTGGTTATATTGATTCTCAGGTCAACCGAATCGCCCCAGCCTTCCTGAACCTGAATAATCTGACCTTCAAACTTGTAGTCATTACCTTTGTACTTGTCAGGGTTTCTTGAAAGAGTTTTAAAGTCGACTGTTTTGCAACCGTCTTTAAATTCTTTTTCAACCTTCTTCGGGTCTTTAGTAGGCTTTTCTGTTGCAACTTCTTTTGTGGTCGGTGCTTCTGTCGCTTTTTCAGTTGCTTTTTCTGAACTCTGATTTGCAACAGTAGTTTCCTGCTTTGATTTGTTTGAACCGCTGTTACCGTTAATTGCACCGTTTACACCGCCAACAATCATAATAGCAACAACGATAATAACCCAAAAATACCAACGCTTGTAAATTTTCTTCTTTGCATTTGCAGGATTTACGGTTGCCGAGGTTGAATCGTTTCCGCCAAATCCTGCACCGCACTTGTCGCAAAATTTTGCATCGTCCTTTAATTCGTTTCCGCAATGTGGACATTTCATAAACATACACTCTCCTTAATAAATTTGTTAGTGTATGTTACATTTTATCACTATATATTAACATTGTCAAGAATTTTGTAGATACAGCGAAAATTATGTACAAATTTACAGATTAGCGAAGAAGTTTTGAAATTCTGCAAGAACGGTGTTCATATCTTCGTCTGAATAGTGCTTTACATTCCTTGACCGCCATTTGTTGCGGATTTTATGCTGTGACGAAGTAAAGTTTTTCAAGACTTCTTTGTCGGTTTCAAGGCGAATTTGAACCGTTCTTGCAAGCGGTGTTTCGGGTCCTAAGCCTTGCAGAAGTGAGCAGAACTCATTCCAACTCATTTTAGCAAAGTCCTTTGAATAAATGCTGACCCCGTACTCCGAGCGAAAGCTCGACACGATTAAATCAAAGTCATCAATCAGGTCGTAGCCGGGGTCTGAGCTTCCCCCTCGTCAGTCAAATCGCCTGTTGCAATTTTGGCAGATTCGCTGATAAGGGCGTTGAAATCGTGCATATTCAGCTTTAACTTTTCAATCTTTTCTCTCTCGGATTCATCAAAAAGAAGATGATACATTTCGATAACATCTTTACTTTTACCGTTGCCGTCCTCAAAAAGTGCCGCAACTTTGAGCATTGAAACTGCGTCATTGTTGATTGCAAGGTCAACATTTTTAACTCTGACACTCGGCTTTTCCTCAAAATTAAGCTTGTCTGTAATATCAATTAACTTTGACATAATCGTTCATTCCTTTCGTTTTTTAAGCGGCTGCTGTATATACGGGTTTGCCGTTTGACATAACTTCAAATTCAAGCGGAGCAACACCCGTACTTGCGCCTGCACCGTTTGATGTAACGGATACAACTGCATTTTTAAAGAGGACGGTTGCACCGTTAGGGAAGGTCCACATAAACGAAACTTCTGTCTTTCTGCCGTTTTCAAATGCAAGGGCGGCAATCTGGTCATTGCCTGCGTCACCGATTGTACGCTTGCCCTTTACCGAAATTGTGATTGACTTTGCTGTCATAAGCCTTGACTTCCAGCCCTCGTTTTCAAAGGCTGTCCATTCCTCGACACCGTTGTCAAATGCAACAGAAAATTCTTCGCAGTTAGCAATATTTGTCGTGGCGGATTCTGTTTCTGCCTTGCCAACCGCAAACTGATTTTCATAGCACGGGAATACTCCCGATTCAACTTTTGCCATAAAATTACTTCCTTTCGTAATAAAATTTAACTTCAATGACCTGCTCATACACACCCTTGTCGTCTGTTCCCACATCAACGGGTTCTTCCGTGAGCAGTTCGATTATATAGATTTTGTGTTCCTTAATTTCAACATTTTTAATGCCGTAAAGCGTTTCGTAAAGTCTGCGTGCAAACTCCTCGGTTTCTCTTGCGTTGTCGGTGTAATGGATAAGCAAAGACACGCTTATTGTATCGTAGGTGCTTTCACCGCCGATTGCCCTTGTGGGTGTTCCCGACTGCTTTAATGAATACACACCGATTGACCTGTCCTGCTTGTTGTCAAGCTTGCCAATGTAATAATGCTCGGCTGAGGTAACGCTTTTGAGCCAATCTCTGATGTCCGATAAGTAAATCAAAGTCCTGTATTTCTCCTATATATTTTAGTGAATGTTTGACTGCAAAAATTCTGCCGTGTACCGCCCTCAAGCCACTGTGCAAACCATTTACCGCCGGCGGCAATGTTTTCCTTACGGCTGAAATTATACTCGGGATGAAAATACAACCGCCTTGCATACGGAGTGCTTGACACAATTTTAACTACCCCATTTGCACTTTGTGAATAATCAACAGCGGTACTATCGTTTTGAAGTATGCTTGTATCAAACGGCATTACCTGCGTGTTTTTCACCTGTGTAAGAAGTGCGTTACCTGTCTGTTCAAGAGCCTGTTGCTTTGCCTTGTCAAGCTGTTTTACAACAGGCATATTGAGTTTGATTTTTGATGATACCGAAAATCCCATTAAATCACATCCAATTCCGTAAAATTAACTTTGCCGTCGGGGTTGCGGTGTTTTGTACCCTGTACGATGTTTCGTTTTACGCCGTCAAGGATTACAAAGCCACCGCTTAAAGTGGGGCTGTCGGGAGCAATGTCGCCGTCAAAAAGCAAGACAGCCGACACCTGAACAATTTTCTGCTCTTTGGTAAAGACCGTCTTTGCCTTTGACTGCATATTACACAAGGCAGAGCCACCGTGCAGGGTTGCTGACGGGTACAAGCTGTCGGAGGGATACAGATTTTTGCATTCAAACACGGTCAGGGGTGCTCCGTCTTCGGTAACACCCTCACCGTAGATTGTGACTTCGACAGGAGTTTTGCAAAACTGCTTTTTCACAAGTGACGGAAATTTCACGGTTTTCACGCACCTTTCAGATTGCAGGATAACAAAGTCCTGTTGATTTTAGCAACGCATAGAGGTCGGCAGGAATTGCCACTCCGCTGATACACATTAAATTCCAGCTTGCGCCAAATTCCATTGATGTGCCGTTGATTGAATAGCTTTTCAGATAGGAAGAAATCATATCGGCATTTTCTTCTTCAAAAGCAGTAAGTCTGCTATGCACTCTGCTGATGATTCTCTTCTGCATTTCCGAAAGTTTTTCAAAATCAATGCGGTTAAAAGTCAGAACATCAATGTGTTCGGCAGAGATAACGCTGTTCTCATCTCCGCCCTGCTGTTCAATGTAATCGGCATACATAGATTTACTCCTTTGTGTCTGACTTGGTACTCTCTTTAAGTTTTTTGTTTTCGGCTTTGAGCTTTGAATTTTCTTTCTTCAAAGTATTGTAATCATCAACAGAAATTCTCTTGCCTAATCCATATTCTTTGATTTTGCCGTTGTCATCCTGAATATCATAACCACGGGATACATAAGTCTTAGCTTCCTCGTCTGTGTTGACTGTATATGACTTATTGTCTTTGATTGCTTTCATTTTTTCTCACCTCGCTTTAAGCCTCGGCATGAATGATTACGCCCTGCTTCATAAGTTCGTCAATGGCAAAAGTACCATTAACTTTTCTGTTCTGATATATATAATTATCAGCTGTTCGGCTGTCAGAACCCGGAGTATAGACATTGATATATGAATACTTAACTCTTGACACCTGTGCTTCCGGGTCAATAAGAATATAGTCAATCTGCTTAGCTGAGCTGTCAGCAACACAACCGTTTGTAAAATCAAACAAAGACTTCATTCTTGAGCTTGGCACTTCTACAATCTTATCAATATCATCAACGGAACGAACACGGCGGTCAATGCCCTTTGCGGAACTGATTTCAAGTGTTCTCTGAATACCCTCTGCATTCTTCAAAAGCTTTTTGTACTGTGGTGTCGCATAAAGAATAACCCTGTCGAGCGGTACACCCGCTTCGGCAAAAGCCTCAAGGTTATCGTCAAAATCTGCAAGCACATTCGCCGCAGTTAATGCAGTAGTTTTTACTGTTGCACCAACTCGCTTAGCCTCTGTATAAAGCTTGCTGTAAGTATAACAGTCGAGTTCAGGGATAGCCTGTGTTTTTTCAAAGCGTGTCTGAATATTTGCGATAGTCACTACCATATTTGTTTCGTCAACATCAATAGGGTCGATAGCAAACTCAATATCTCTGTCGTGGTCAAGGGTTTTGGTTTCGTAACCGTTTGAATATGTACCCAAATTAAAACCGCCTGCACCTCGTGTATGGTCTTTATAACCGCTGACCGAGAGTTTCGGAATTTTAATATCCTTACCGTTGATAATCTGAATGTCAGAGTTTGAGTGGTAAAGGTCATCACAAGTAAGGGCTTGACCGTACAATTCTCTTAAAACATTACTGAAAATAGTTGCGTATTCTAATACTGCCATAATTATTTACCTCTTTTCTTACTTTTTCGATTTGATGCCGAAAATTCCTCTTAAGGCATCTTCTGTTAAATTTTTGTTGCCGTTGCCGTCACCGCCGATTTTCTTAACTCCTGTGCCGTTCTCGGCAGGTTTGCCCTTGAGTGCGGGGATATCATCAAGCACCTTTTTAACAGCCTCTGTCAGCTTTTCCGCATTGACCTTGCCGTCTGTCACAGCCTTTGAAAAGTCTGCAATTTTAAGCACATACGGAACGGTTGCAATGTCAACGCCCTGTTTTACGGCTTCGAGGGTTGCCGATTGGTTGACTTCTGCCATAAGTTTTGCGTTGTTTGCGGATTCAACTTCCGACTGCATTTTTGCAAAGTCGGGAGTGTTCTTGGCTTTCTGCTTTTTAAAAGCACCGATAGCCTCTTTCATCTCATCGGCTGACAATCCCTGCTCCTTAAAATATGACTTCAAAACGGTGTCCTCTGTCACGCTCTGTTTGCCTGTAATAAGGCTTGCGAGCTTGTCATAATCAAAGGCAGGAGCGTTTCCCTGCGGTGTTCCCTGCGGTGCAGGTGTCGGTTCATTGGGGGTTGGTGTTGGATTTGGTTCTGCCATTTTTTCATATCCTTTCAGTTTTTCGGGTGTCTCCCGTAATCAGTTTATAGAGTGTCTCTCTGTTTCAGTTTTGCACGGTGTCTCCCGTAGTTTAATGTCTTCGGACAATAAAAAAGCACCTTACATATTCGTAAAGTGCTTAATCTGCTTTTTCTGTTTTTTCTGTTTTAACTGCTTTGGCTCTCGGCTTTTTGGGAGCGTCAGACTTGACCTCTTCTGCAAAACCGCCGTCAATGAGTTCCTTTGCTCTCTGCTCGGAACATTCAAAAACTTCATTCACAGGTCGGGTTACATAGCCGTTCTGCCTGTCATTAAATGCTGTTGTTACTCTGATTTTCATTCTGTCACCACCTTTTCAATATTTTAAACTGGTCGATTTCGACCAGTTTAAATGCAATAAAAAAGCACTCTGATTTCTCAAAGTGCTGATTTGATGTGTTAAATTTTGTTACGGCAAGTTGCAGGCAAGTTAAATAATGCCGTAAACAAGCCGTTTTCCTTACTCTGAACATATTCTCGGCAAGTTAAACAACAAAACCGCCCTTTTTACGGAGCGGTTAGATTATGCCACTATCTTTTAGATATTGCATTTTTTGTTTCTCTCTAAGCTTACTGTAAAGTGCTTCAGCATCTTTAGCTTCTTGTGGAGCATCTTCACGCAAAGTGACATTTAAACCATTTGTTACAAGGTACGGCTTAAACGCATTCCATAGAGATTTTTGTTCTTCAGTTTGTATCAATCTCATACTATCATCACCCTAAAAGTTTGCTGACTCTGTACTCGTTATACACTTCATCCATAGCTTTATCTTTTAAGCATTCAAAAGCATACTCACTTATATCCTCTATATTATAACCGTTATTTATCAATTTTTCAACCTTTGGAGCATAAATTTTATTAAGGTAATCGCAATATTCAAAATAATCGTTAATACCTCCGAATTTTGCTCTGTAATTTTTAGCGTCTTGCCAATGAATCAGTTCGTGCAGAATTGTACTCAATCCGTCTTGCGGACAAGCCAAGTTTTCTTGTAAGCCTGACAAATCACTTGTTGAAAAGTATGCTGAATTGACATTTAGAACATTCTGCATTGGCATATATGAAGCAATAGCATTTACTCGCATTTCTTCGGGAGTGACAATACAAATTTCAGGCTTTCCGCTTGTTTTAACCTCTCCAAGCATATCAAACGCTTTTCTCACTTGCATATCAAAATTATGAAGTTCTTTTCGTTTTAGCTTTACCTTATCTGAAATATAAACATTGTCACACAATGTATTTGCCTTGCGGGTATCAATTGTAATTGTTTTGCCCTCAATTTTGCGTTCAAAAGTTTTTGATATATCTTCCTTAAAAACAGGTCTGTAATATTTTTGTTCATCAGTCTTCAAAGAAAATTGTTTCACCTTTTCTTCAAGCGTATTCGCCCTATCGTGCCACTCATCGGCTCGGGTTTGGGCAATGCGTTTATTGTCCTCATCAAGGCTGTATTCGGCACGGCGGTCAAAGCGTTCTGCCTGTCGCTGTGCATACTGCTGTTTTTCCTCAATTCCTCGCTGACGGTCAAGCTCTTTGATTTCATCTTCAGACAACGGTGCGTCCAAATCATCAAGTTCGGGATAATATGTACTTGTGCTGTCCTTACATCTCGGATGAAACAAACCGTTCTTGATTGCGGTTGAGAGAAGCGGATAGTTTCCGTCTGACTTTTTGCCGTTTGAATAAACATCGTCAATAAACACCTTGCCGATATATTTTGCACAATCAGGGCAACCGCCCTGTCTTGAGTTCACAACAACGAGGGATACTCCCCATTCGGCTCGCTTTTCGCCCTCACCACGCAGATAGGCTCTTTTGTTGGCTGTTTTAACCGCCATATCTGCATAATCCGAGAGCGTGTGCCTTGCACCGTTTTTGTATTCCACACAATTAAGACCTGCGTTGAGCATATCTTTGCAGGCGATATCAACGGCTTTTTCGTATGTAACCGCACCCGTGTTCATTGCAACCTGTGCGTTAAAAATCGCCTTGCGGTACTTGTCGTTGCTCATACGCAAAACTGCCGTTTCTGCCCTTTTAAAATCATCTGTGGTCGATTTTATGAGTGCGTCAAGTTTACGGTCATTCACCTTAAAAAACTCGGCTGTGCTGTGTGCTGACGGCTTTTTCGGGGCTTTGAAACCGTCCTTGACAGCTTCAAGAATTTCTGCCTCCTGACTTGCATTTCCGTCAGCTTTGGCGGTGCGAATCATCTCTTCAACCTTGCCGTTAATGGTTTTGAAACGCTTGCCAAATTTCTTTGCGTTGTGCTTACGGTACTCTTCAAGACTTTTGAGCTGTTCAGCCTGCCATTGTGTCCAGTTGTAACCCTCTTTGGTTTCTTCGGCTCTGTGACGGCTGAAATTTCTCATCATGCTGTCAATCAGTTCATCTTCGATTTTTTCAAAGGCTTCTCTGATATTGTAATCACTCATTGTTTACCTGTGTATCATTCTGTTCGGGATTGCTTTCGGTTTTTTCTGCATTATTTTCCGCATTTTCTTCATCATCTGCGTTATTGTCAGGTTCTTCTGTGTCGGTAAGGTCCACATCGTCAAGCTCCGATTTTTCTTCTTCGCCTGCAATGCCCTGCTCTTCCTTAATTCTCTGCACCTCTTCGGCTTTCCAATCCTCCGACTTGCTGTCGCCGTAAAGCTCGTCAACCGAGGTTTCAACTGACATCAAACCGCCCTGTCTTGCTTTTGACACAGTTTCAACCTGACTTTCAAAGCTCGGATTTGCATATTCGCCGAAGTTTACGGATACTTCCAAGCCCTCAACAATACCATTGCCGTTAAGTTCACCGTCTGCATTGAGTACAACTGCAACAAGGCTTTGAAGTGCGTTCTGAGTAATTTTCACAAGGTTCTGCCTTGTGTAAAGGGTTGTCTTTTCCTTTTCACGCTGAGCGTCTGCATTATCAAGCTTCTTCGTATCAATGCCGAGAGTTGACGGCGATATAATGCCCTGTAAGCAGAGGTCGAGGGCAGTAATGTATGAACTCAAATAGCTTTCGTGCTGAATCTGCGGACTTTCGGTGTAAATCCTGTTGCCGTTGCCGTTTTCAGACATATCGTTGCCCACGGTGATAAATCGGTTGTCAAACGGATTTGGCGATATCGGCTGACAGGTTTCGGGATTTCTCGGAACAAGGCAATCAGGCACATACTGCTTTGTTCGGCAGGCTCTGAGTGCGTCCATCCACTGTGACCACACTTCATCAAGGCTGTCGAAAGCGTCTGTTTTTATGCCGATAATGCCCGCACCTCTGCCCTTGTGGCACGATTTGCCGTAAAGGACAGGTACAGCCCACATATATGATTCGTCAAATGTAACGCCCTTTGAATCAATCCACGAAAGAGCGTCAACCGTGTGCAGGTCAATCTCTTTGCCGTTGTCATCATACAAAGCATAGTGAATATAGCCGTAACCGTATGTTTCTTCAAAACGGTAACGGCGGTGTTTTTGCGTGTAATCGGTGTAAAACTTAACCTCTCGGATTCTGCCACGCACATATGTAAAGTCGATGTTTTCGGCAGGATACCATTCAACAATCGGAACATCTGATACAGCCGTGTCAAAACTGACCTTAAAAGCACCGTCACCGACAACACATAGGTCACGGAGCATTTGCTTAACCGTGTCGGATAGCTTGTTCTGCTTTTCAATGTCTTCCCAACGCTCTGCATAAGCGGTTGAATTTTTACTTGTAACATCTGTGCCGTTGTAGTCGGCAATTACGATATTCACAAGCGTTTCGCAGATGAGTGCCGGCAGACCCGTGTGTATTTTACGGATTTCAAGCCCCTTTGTGCTTTTTGCCGCCCAAAACATAGTTTTGTTTGTATCAATCTGCCTGTACAGCTCCGCAAGCTGTTTGCTGTTGCCCCAATACCAAATGCGATTGATAAAGCACTCGGTCAGATGATTACTTGTTTCGGTAACGGTAATTGTTTTGTCGCTTGCAGGAGTAATCTGCAAAAAGTTTTTAATTCCCGATCTGATAGATTCAGCCATTCTGTTAATCAGCCCCATTTATTTCACTTCCAATAATATTTTTAAACGGCAGCCACGCATATTGACCGCTGTTAATGCAATGGTCGTGACCGTCCTCGGGTGTGTTGTCTTTATCCTCTCGCCAGCTGTAAATTTCAAACTCGGCAATCGTGTTTTTACAATGTTCAAGCACAAAATAACAGTCGGTGGCAAGCCAGCCGAGTACAAGATTGATTCGGTCGATAATCTTCGTTTTCTTCCATGCATTTGCAAAGTCATAGACACAGCCGTGCTGTCGCTTATACTTTTGAAATTCGGTAATAGTCGCTTGGTCGGCGCTGTCAATAAAAGCCGTGCGTGCAAAGCCCCATTCATCACGGTTGCGGTCAAGGAAATCAATAAAATTCTTCACCGTGTCACTCGGGGCAATAGGCGTTTGCATTTCAGCGTTGTTATAAACTCTTTCATCAAGCTGAACACACTTGCCGTGATTGGTAATGCCGTAAAATGTCATTGCGATAGTGTCAGGCGACTTCTGCGAATAGGCGGTATCAAGACCTGCGGTGAACTGAACAAAATGTTCCGACTTGCGGTTACAGTTCAAAAACTTTCCTGCCCACTCTTTTGATTTGATATGTCTTGCCCTCTCAAAATTCGGGAACACAAGACCTGTTGCTCTGCCTCGCAAACCTAAGATTTTATTTTTATAGAGCTTTGTACCTTTCGGTGCAGAGTTCTTTTTCTTTTCAATCTGTTCAGGTGTAAGACTTAAATTGTCGGCAAAAGAAAAGAACCAATACCGCCAATTCGGTACAGGTTCTTCGGTAAGCTCCGCCGTAATCTCGGGAGGAACATCGTTTTCATATTTTTTAAAAGGACGGGAGCGGTTGACAAACTCCTTATACACAGGCAGGCTCGGATCATCGGGATTCAGCGTTGCAAGCATATAGTCATTACGGGTTGACATCTCTCGGATGAACTCGATATCGGCGGTGTTGATTTCGTCAATATAAACGCACCCAAACTGCGCACCGAGAACCATTTCCCATTTATCCCGACTGCTGTAACCGAGAATATAGATGATTTTGCCCTCAAACTTGATATGCGGCAGCTTGTAATCCTTGTCGCCGTTGCCACAGTAAACTGCGTTACGGTGCAGGTCGAGAATACCGTTATCCTGCTGAATAATGGTTTCTTCGGCTTTACCAGTTGTCTTGGCGGCAATTGCGTGAAGCTTCTTCGGCGACTGCGACACCATTCGCATAAACTTAACGCCTGCTCCGACTGTTGTTTTTCCTGAGGCTGTAGTGCCTTCAAGAAATTCAGCCGACACATTTGTTGTGTTGATAAAGTCGATATACTTTTGTGACAACGGGAATTTGTTACTCACTCAGTCCCTCACCACCCAACTGTCTGAACACATCGGATAGCTTTTCGGACTGCTCAACCTTTGCGTCAACCTTAACGGTGTATTCACCCGTCATCTTGTTGAGCGTGTCAATAGCCCTGATTCTGTCGGAGGTGTCCTGCTCGTCATTCCTTGCAATGTCGGACAAAGCAACCTGTCTGTCCTTTGCACTCATAATGCGCTCATCTTTGAGCTTATCGGAAAGCTCCTTGATGTATTTTGAAACTCCAACATTCTCCAACAATTCATATGCTCTTGCGTTTGCGTAATTTTCTGAATATCCTGCCTGTATCGCACTCTGAACGGTGTTACCGCTCTGCGCATAATATTCCGCAAACTTCCTCTGTCTTGCATTTAATTTGTCTTTCACGGTATCACCGCCCTTTTCTAAAAATCAGCAAAAGAAAAGAGAGTACTAAATGCACTCTCAATTATTATATCTTAATTCGCCCATTCTATCATTTATTTTTGAAAGGGCATTTTTCAACCTTATACGCTCTTCCGGTGTTATAGTTTTATTCTCTTCGCCCTTGCCTACAATTGTTGCTATCTTTTTGTAATATTCCAAAAGTAAATCAACATCTCTTGTGCCGTTTATTAATTTATCTATGTCTTTGCATTGTGAAATCATTATATCTGCAAGTACACGATTACTAACTTGAATATCATTATTTTTTGATTGCTGATTATCTAAAATAACATTTTTTAAACCTGCGATATCTAATAATGAATACGAACCATTTTCATAAGTTTCCTTTATCGCATTAGCAATATCATCTTTTGCCTTAATAACATTTTCATACAATCTATCTTTCTTATAAAAAACAGTATTAATTCCTGCTACGTCAAAAATTTTATCAGTAGCATCGTCCTGTACCAAAACTACTTTTTTGCCATAAGCTTGTCGAATTCCTAATTCATACATAACATTTGGATTTCTTGAACTTAAATCGCAAATTGCCATATCACATTCAATTAAATTTTTCAAAATTTTTTGCATTATCGGATCACATATTTGATTACTGTCTGCTCTTATAGGTTCAAACTCCGCCTCTTTGACAGCAGGAACAATTATCTGTTCGTATATTTTATCAAAATGACCTGTAGGATATTTTGGCTGGTCTGATATAGGCATTATAACAAAACAGGTTTTTGTCTTATTTTCTTCGCTCATATGCAACTCTCCTTAGTTGTAATATATCACTAATCTATCATATTATTTGACACAATTCAACAGATTTTACATTTTTCTGTAAACCGCACAATTAAGAAAGTAATAATTTGTATAAAATAACCGCACACAACACAGACCGTCCTCAAACGAGAGCGGTCTGTGCGATTTTTATCTTAGGAGAGTTTTACATATGTCCTGTTTGTCAAACTTTCATAATACCATTATACGCAGGGTAAGGGTGACATTCAATGACATTTCAAAATAATTTTACGAGAAATCAAACTTTTTTTGGAACGCCTGTAACGCTTCGCCGTGCAATCTCAGGGTATGCCTTACGCTCATTTCCATACTCTCGGCAATATCCTCCCACCTCTGACAATTTATGTAATACTCGGTCAAAATTGCAATGTAACGGTAATCGTCAAGTGCGTTGATTTTACTGCGGATTTCAGTTTTCAACCGCACAAGATTGTCAATTTCCCGATTGATTTCAGCCTGAAGGTCTGCAATCCTGTCAACAATCCGCATAGGGTCATTCACTCCCGATGTCTTAACAGGCTCGTTCTGCCTAACCGATACCTGTGCAATATTCAGCCTAAGTTTTGACAGCTCGTGTTCTTTCGTTCTGATCAGCTTATCCGAAACCCTGACCGAATATAAATAATCTTTAACCGTCAATCCGTATCTACCTCACTTTCAAGCCAATGTTTTGTACAGTCAATACAGCTGTTATTGAATCGCTTTTCCATAGGACAGCCGACATACGAAGTTCCATACGGGCAGTCGAAAAAATTCATACAACTCCGAGCCATTTCATCAATTGACATCTGTTTGATTTTTTCAAAGTTTGTCATTTTCTTCATCTCCTTCAAAATTAACAACTTTTCCGTTGTCGGTGTAATCTCGTTTGTCAAATTCAAGTTTCAGCTTGTCGATGACAACCCTGTCAATATGCTCCCAAAACACTTCATCAGTGTCGGAGTGTTCAATTATTTCGGTCATAGACTTTAGTGCCTTTGCACATCTGTCACGGCCAAAGCCGAAATCTTTATGCAAGGCATACAGCATTGTTTTAAATACTCTGCGCGTGATGTCTTTGTTTTCTTTTTCTCGGATCTGTTCATATGCGCTTTTTGCAATCCGTTCAGCTTCCTGTTTAAGCTGTTTCGGAATCTTAGGTGGTATTCTCGCTTTCATCGTTTGCTCTCCTTTCGTCAATCTTATCAAGTGCAGTTACAATCAACGAGCTTTTGGCTTTGGTGTCCATAAGCTCTGCCTGATAGTAAAACCGACCCGTTGTATTCCGTCTGATGATACAGCCTTTCAGAATGTATTCTGCTCCATTGTACAGCACGGTTCTTTCAAGGTTGCGTTTAACTTCCGAGATATTCACAGTTCTTCCACCTTGATGTAAATACCCGAAACCTCTGCCCAAAACTTTTCACATATCTCACTTGCAACAAGTGCGTCATCAGACCAAAAGCCGATAGCGGTCATACAGTCTTTTAGCATTTTTTGCAGATTGTCTGTATCGGGCTTTGTTATACGATATTCGCCGTCCTGATGTTTACCACGAGGGAAGCACCACTTTGTTATTAACCTGACACCCGACTTGTACGGGTCTGACGGTTTAAACTTTGCTAAATGTGACATGAGCTTTTCTCTTGCCTGTTTCACCTCGAGCGGATTGTAAAAAACAGGTTTGCCGTTTTTTACCATAACTTTATGTTCCTGTGCCGTTACGGTCGGCGGTATCATCGCCATAAAAAATTCAGTCTTCGTTGCATTCGATTTCATAATAATCAGCTCCGTGCCATACTTTTAATTTTGGGTCGTAAACTATGTATCCATTAGCGGCTACCTTATCCAATACATAACTTATCAACGCAGAATTTTTGGAAATCCACTTCATTACTTCGTCGTTGATATAACAATAATTCTCTCCATCTTTTCTTCGTTTTAGTGGAGGCATTCTTTTAGCGACTTTTAATCTTTTATCTTTTGAAGTCGATTTGCATTTTGCCATTTTTTACCATTCCTTTCTTAACTTTAAAATTTTGCTTTTAGTCACAGGTCAGGGGAAGGAGTTGTTGTGCGTAAGCTTCGCACAACTACTTCACCCCTGTGACCTTAGGGAACGGACATCGTTTATATATACGGTAGTATATATACTTTTTCTTTCCCTCGGAAAATCTCGAGAAAAAAGTCATTTTCCGTCATTTTTAGAAAAGGAAAATCTCGGGAAATTTTCCTTATTTTCCTTCACGGAAAGGGAAATTCTCGATAAAATTTTCCTTCCAAATTTGACGGAAAGGGAAAATTTATTCGACTTTTTCCTTTTCCTTTAATCCTGTTTTACCGCCGTCAACCCAAAATCCGCCGTGCTCTTTTAATCGATTTCGGACTGTTTTTTCGGTAACTCCAAGATATGTAGCAATGTCATTTATATCTGCCTGACCGTTATTTTCTTCTGCAGTAAACGCTGTCATAATAGATTCTGAGCGTTCTTTTTTGCGTTCCGATTCACTCTTTTTCTTACCGAAATTCTTCTTGTAAGGCGGGTTAAAATCGCCCTCAAAATTACAGTCTTTCAACACACCTGTTGTATCTGATTTGTGTATCGGATAATCAAACCAAAGATTAAGTGCATCAAATGTCGGAAACTCTCGCAGAGTACCCTCTATTCTCCACGCTGACATCCCTTTTACGGTTTTTTCGGCACGGGCAACATCTGACATCATCAGCTTAAAAGACTGTTCAGGAAGCGTTTTGCGTGCGATGTCAATCATATTATTTGCCATTACCAAATCGTCCTGCGAACACACTTCGCTGATTTGGTTAAAACGACCTATCCAGTCTTTGCAGATTTTACAGGTTCTTTCATCCTTTTGCTGCTTCATCAAATCTTCGCTGATTTCAAGCCTTGTAAGGTCAAGGAGTGCGTCAGGGTCACGGGCAAAAACACCCGAACCCGAAACTCTGTCCATTGACTTTTTACCGCCCTGAGCACCTTTGGAATGGTGGTGACAGTAGATTACCGCACATCCGATTTCTGTACACACCTTGTCAAACTGGTTGCAGAAGTGTGCCATTTGGTCTGCGCTGTTTTCGTCACCCGTGATAACCTTGTATATCGGGTCAATTACTACGGCTATAAAGTTGCCTTTCAGTGCTCTGCGAATAAGCATAGGTGCTAACTTATCCATAGGCACGGACTTGCCACGCAAGTTCCAAATATCAATCCTATTTAAGTTTTTGGGTTCAAGTCCTAACGCTTCATATACATCCTTGAATCTGTGAAAACAGGACGCACGGTCAAGTTCAAGATTCACATACAAGACATTGCCCTGCGCACACTTAAAGCCGAACCATTCTGTTCCCTCGGCAATTGCAATACACAATTCGATAAGACCAAATGACTTACCTGCTTTTGAGGGTCCGCCGAGGAGCATTTTATGTCCCTGTCGCAATACTCCCTCAATCAGAGGCGGAGCAAGTTCGGGAGGATTTTCAAAAAAATCTGCAAGGTTGTCAAGGTCGGGTAAGTCATCGTTAATGCTCTCCACCCAGTCTTTCCACTCGGCAAAGTCTGATTTACCGATGTTTGTGTCAATGATAAACTGCTTTTTGCCGTTGCGGATAACACCGGGCATACGGCTCAGCCTTGACGGATTGCGGTTCTGCTTGTCGATTTCAAAGCCGTTTTTATGGCATACATTGTAGAGATAATCAACCCTTTTGCGGTATTCGTCATAGTTTGCGGCATCAATCTTAACAATAGCGTGGACTGATTTTCCGCCCGAATAAACAAGCACCGCAACAGGCAGCTCAAGCTCTCTGATGATTGCATTTTGTTCTTCAAGAGCCATACAGTCAGATTCCACGAGAGCATAACGATAATCGGTTACATTCTCATTTTTTACACCCTTGCCGTCCAATGGGTTGAACCTTATCCACGCTCCTGCTTCAGGCTTGTAATCACCGAATACATTTGATATATCACCGTCACAATTGTTGAGGGCGGCAATAAGCTCACCTGCCGTACGGTCACAACTGCCCTTTGTAGGCAGATATTTAACCTTGCCGTTATCGTTCTTCTCCCAAGTTTCGGTTACATAGCCAACATTTTCGGAGCTGTCAAAGAGGGTTTCAAGGTAGGTTACAATTTCATTCACAGGATTCCAGTTTGCAGGCTCGTGAAACTTTACACCCTCACAGGCTGTTACTCCGATATCGCCCTGTTCAAAAGCGATTTCATCATTCCAGCCGAGTTCTTTCGATTCACGAAAAGTCATCCCCCTGTCTTTTGCCATTTGGACTATCGTGCCTGCTGTGACAGGTGAGGCAGAGCCGTTAAAGCTCTGCCATTTCTTTTCACACTCACCGTTGTGATATCGGCTGTCTGCTCTGCTCCAATCGTCCCAGTCCTTTACGCTGTATCCCTCTTGTTTGAGTGCCATTCCGACATTTACCCAGTCTTGGTAGTCAAGCTCTGACGGACTGATGTATTCAAGTGCATTAAGTAAGTCCAACCGTATTCACCTCGCTTTGCGGTACATATGTTTTCGGGTTAATGTTTTTCGGAGTTCTCCAACCGTTTGCGGCAATCCTTGAAATCAAGGCTGACGCTTCGTCAAACTGCCATTTGCCCACGTGCTGAAAACCTCTGCTTTCAAGCATACGGATTTGTTTAGGTGTGGTTAAGCCCTCAATTCTTCGCTTTTCGAGCCTGTCAAGAATAAGTTTTGCTTTGCCGGCACTCTGAATTTCATCGGGGAATATTCCGAGCTTTTCAAGTTTTGCTTTCTGTTTGTCTGTAGGCGGAGAACACTCCCAGCCGAATGCCGGAACATATCCTGCAAGGTCCTGCGCCTGAATTGACATTTCGTACTGCAACGGATCTACAAGTTTGCGTTTGCGTGTTCGCATTTCCGCAAGCTGATTTGCAAGCGCTTCTTCACGCTGAGCCACAACATCTTCGCTTGCTTTTTCCTCTGCTTCTTCAATATCAATCGGACATCCTGCCTGTTCCGATAAGTTTTCGGTCATTTTTTGTGCGACTTCTTCATTGTCACAAATGAGATGTGCAGGTCTGCAAAGTTCGTGTCTTTCGGTGTGCCACAAAAAGTCGAGCAGCAAAAGCTCCGTCTTGTTTGGAGCAAGTCTTGTACCTCTGCCGACCATTTGGCAGTAAAGCCCACGCACCTTTGTAGGTCTTAAAACGACAACGCAGTCAACACTTGGGCAGTCCCAACCCTCGGTTAAAAGCATTGAGTTGCACAGCACGTTGTACTTATCATTTTCAAAATCCTGCAATACTTCCGCTCTGTCTTCGCTGTTACCGTTGACCTCTGCCGCTTTAAAGCCTTTTTCGTTCAAAATGTCTTTAAATTTCTGCGATGTTTTTACAAGTGGTAAAAACACAACAGTTTTACGGTTCTTACAGTATTTTTTCATTTCTTCGGCAATCTGATAAAGATACGGATCAAGTGCCGTGTCAATATCACTTGCTTTAAAATCTCCTGCCTGTGTGGCAACTCCCGAAAGGTCAAGTGTAAGCGGTATTGTCACAGCTTTAATCGGTGACAGATATCCCTCTTTGATAGCCTTAGGGAGCGTGTACTCATACGCAAGCGAATCAAATACTGTTCCTAAATTTTTCATATCTCCTCGGTCGGGTGTTGCGGTAACACCCAACACTTTTGCATTGTCAAAATGCTCAAGCACACGCTGATAGCTGTCGCTGATTGAGTGATGTGCTTCATCAATAATGATTGTGTCGAAATAATCGCTGTCAAAGTTTGACAGCCTTTTCTCACGCATAAGCGTCTGTACAGAGCCTACAACAACCCTGTTCCACGAACCTATGCAACTTTGCTCGGCTTTTTCGACTGACGAATTAAGCCCTGTTGCTTTTTGGATTTTGTCCGCCGCTTGGTCGAGCAATTCTCCACGGTGGGCAAGTATCAGCACCCTGTCACCTCGACGGACACATTCTTCGGTGATTTTTGCAAAAACTATCGTCTTGCCACAGCCTGTAGGCAAGACAAGTAATGTTTTTAGGTTGCCGCTTTCCCACTCGGAGAAAACGGCATTCTTTGCTTCATTCTGATACGGTCGAAGTTGCATTAAAAGCTACCCGGTGTCCAGTTATTCGGCATCGCAGTATTTGGCGTTGCAGGCTGTGTGTTATACTGTGGCGGATATGTAGGCTGTACATACTGCTGAGGTGCAGACTGTGCTACGGCAGGCGATATCGTTGTCACCTGCTCATCGTATGCATAAAAATACTTGATGTCATTTGTTACGCCCTCTGTGCCGTCATTCTTCACATATTTGCGGATGATAACCTGACATTTACCTTTCTTGCCGATAATGCCTGTCCAGTCCATACGGAGCGGTTCGCCGTGTTTTTTCATTGACACGGATAAAAAGAGCTGTGACAATTTCCATTCAAGTGAGGAGTGCAGTACGAAATTAACTGTAATTTCTCGCTTGTCATCTGCTCCCCACACATCAAAAGTCACCTTTGCCATATTGCACGGCGGCAGTTTGCCTTTACCCTGTGAGCGAGCACGCTCAACCTTTGCTACTGTAAAATCATAATCACCCTCGGGGAGCGGTTCATAATTTCCGCCCTCTTCGGTTATTTCGTCGTTCCAACCAAATTCTCTATCCATTTATACATCTTCCTTTCTTATTCAAACGGTAAGTCACGGTTGCTCTGAACTACTTCAAGCACTTTATTCCATCCTGGAATAATGCAACCGTTAATAAATCGTGGGTCATAGTTTGTGATTGGTGTATCGTAAGGGTAGTGTCCCTGTGTAAACACCGCCTGTCTGATTTCGCTTTCATCAACACCGTTAGCTCTCATAAGGTCGGCAAGAGCTTTTGGTATGCCCTCGGGAATATTGACAGATTTATCATTCTGTATCTGAGGTGTTGACAGCGGTACAGATTCGGGAGTTTTTTCAATTTGCGTAGTTTGTGGTACAGGCTGTGTCGCAGGCTCTGCCTTAGGCGGCTGAGGTATCGGATTCTGCGGAACAGGAGCGTTATTTACAGGTGCAACATCATTAAAAATATGGGCAATGCCTGCATAGCTAAAGTCCATTTCTTCGGGCAGTCCGTGACGGTTCTTTGCATCCCAACAAGGGTGATGGAGCGTGTACATCACTTTCCCTCCGCCCTGTGCCTTGTACTTTCTGCCTTCTTTGTCGGTCGCTACCGCTACTGTTTTATAATTTGCAAAAAGCACCATATCCGCCCATTCTTTTACAAGCGGAGAAATCTGTGAAGCAGTCTTTTTGCCGAGTTTTAGCTCCCAACGGTCATACTCGCCGATTTCATCAGGCTGTGAAAACTTGCGGAGCTGTGCGTGTGCGGTAAGCACAACATTGATACCTCTGTCAATCAAATCTTCAAGGCTGTTCAAAAATCTGCCGAACTCCTCTTTTTCGTAAACATATCCGTTTCCGTAACCGAAATCCTCAATACCTTTTTTGCCGTACTTTGAGCAAATATCATCAATACAAAGCTGTTCCGCCCAGTCGATTGTATCAATAACAACCGTCTTGCATACAGTCGGATTGCTTTTGATATATTCAAGCTGACTTTTGAGCATAGTCCACGATGTCGGCTTATCCATTCTCGCAACATCAAGGTTTTTTGTGCTGCCCTCCGTGTCGATAAACAGAGGATTCGGAAACTGTGAAGCAAATGTTGATTTGCCGATACCCTCGGGACCGTAAATTACAACCTTTTGAGCCGACTTGATTTTACCTCTTGTGATGTTCATTATCTCACCCCCTGTACATCTGAAAAATTGATTTTATTGCCGTCAACATCAATGACAACATAGTCGATTGCATAGTTAAGCAGTTCGTTTGTCAAATCCTGTATTGACTTGCCTGTCATACCTGCAATCAAAACAATTCTTGAATAGTTTTCAGGCATAATCTTGACCTTGGTATAACCGCAGGCAAGCTCTCTGTGCGGATTGCATTTGATTACACATTCATTTGTATTTGTTTTTGCTGTTGTTTTAGCTGTAGTTCTTGTAGCCATAATTAAAACTCTCCTTCTGTCCAAGTCGGTGTTGTAACAGGTGTGGTTGTTTCGGACTTAATATAGCCGTCCTCGATGATTATTGAACATTCATCACCGTTTGAAACTCTTGTTGCAATAGCCTGCAATCCCTCTGATTCAAGCCATTTTGCAAAGTCTTTGAGTGTGTCGGTATCCATTTGTTCGAGCTTGTCAAGCAGGACAAATCCGCATTCGGGATTGAGCTTGCGAACAATTGCCGTAGCGACACGAAGCTGTTCCGAACTGCTCATGTTGTCCCACTTAAAACCGTTATATGTAAGCTCGCCATTTTCAACCGATAAGCCGTCAAGGGGCAAGTTTGCGTTGTTGAGCAGGTCATATTTTGTTTTGCGGATTTCTTCAAGCTGTGCTGTCATATCGGCGTACTTGCCGTAATATTCCTTTGCGTCCTCATCAGCTTTCGCTTTATCGAGGTTGGCTCTGACTTTGCGGTTAATTTCGTCAATCTCGGTAATGTTTCTTTCAAGCTCTGCCGTGCTTTCATCGTGCAGTTCGGCAACGGTCTTTCTGCTCTGTTCAAGCTGTGCAAGCACTTTTGTAAGCTCAGAATTGTATTTTCTCAAATCCTCGTTAAGCCTGTTGATTTCGCTCTGCAAATTGTTGGCACGGCTTTCAAGGTTATCTTTTTCTGCTCTCAGGCGGTTATTTTCACCGTTGCGTGCAAGAATTTCCTGCTGTTTATTGATAAGTTCAGAGGCTGATACAGGTTCATTCGGCACGCCTTCGTATTCGGGCATTTCGGCGGCGAACTTTTTCTTTTGGTCTGCAATCTGACCGATAGCACGGCGCTCGTTATACACCTGTGTTTCCTGCGTTTCAAGCTCGTAAACTCTGTTGCCTACACCGATAATCTGCAGGAGCGTGTCAGCCTTTTCTTTGCCGGTTGCATTCATAAATTTCGGCAGGTCAAGAGCAAAGTTGCTGACAAATGCGTCAAGCAAAGCCTGTCCGCCTTTGTTGCCTGCGGTGTCAATTACTTTAAGACTGCTGTTCTTACCGCTACGCTCCACAACTATACCGTTTGAGAGCTTGATTTTTAGATGTGGCGGAATCGTTGAACCCTCACGGTACGGAGCAGACGGAGCGAAACGATTACCGCCGAGAGTCCACGCAATTGCGTCAAGAACAGATGTCTTGCCCTGTCCGTTTTTACCGCCCAACACGGTAAGTCCGTTTTCGGTCGGTTCATAAGCAACCGCCTTTACTCTTTTTACATTTTCGATTTCAAAAGCTGATATTTTTACTGACATATTAAAGTCCTCCTTGATTGTTTAGCTATTGTGTTTTTGAATATAAAACCAGCCGTGAAAAATCCTACCCATATCCTCATTTGGCACAAGTCCGATTTTATATGTCTGATTTTTAAATCCCTCAAATGCTTTATACGCATCAAAAGTATCTGTACTTACGATTTTAACGCCATAACTACCATACTTTATATCGCCTTTCCTACTGCTCTCTTCAAAAGTAAGTCGGCGACTGTTGTGTTCATTCAAAGATATTCTAAAGAAAATAAATTCTTGTGTTACAGCGACCGTAAGGTAATTTCCTCTTTTTAAAGCAGGAATATTTCCGAAAGTAATTTTCACACAAGGTGTGTTATGATTTGATGTTGTGAATGTGATTTTTACATCATAGTCCTTATCTATCAGATAAATATCATTCACTTTTGATTCATTGCCTTTAGGAATAATATTTCTTTCAATCATTTCATTTGTAATCATTGAGAGAATTGAAGGAATAGGTTTTTGCATTTATAATTATCCTCCTTGACAATTCGCTTAAAATTGTCTATCATTTAATTAAGGTATTTTTCTTTGTCCGTTGAGGCTTTGCAGAGCTTCAGCGGATTTTTCTTTGCAATTGCAATTAATATTTAACATTGATATAATCCAACACCCTTGCCCAGCCGTATCTTTCGCCTGTTTTATCATCTGTGCAGCAGTTATACATCCAATACTCCCACTCTTTAGGATTTTGCTCTTTAAGTAAGTCAAATCTATGAGGGCGCTTTTCCAAGTGCAAACCAAATCCGCACATTGAACAACCTGTTCTTTGAGCCTTGGTTGTGTACAAAGTACCATCTTCTTGCCTCTCGATTTTTCCGTATATTTCGGGAACAGGAACATTTAAATCAAGAGCAAGTTGCAAAATGTCCTGTCTGTTAAAAATCGCAAACGGTGCTGATCTGATTGTAGATTTACCGAAATAATTACAACCATTTATCATTAAGGATTTAGCTCTTCTTCCGCCTTCGGAAGCCATCAAGCCAAGATAAGGCACGCTGTTATGTTCTTTTGCCCAAATGTCACAAGGCTTTTCTTTTAGATAATAGCAGCATTTTGATGACACTTTGAAATTTGGAATTTGGTAATTTGTACCCTCTTCATTGTTCGCATAACCGCCGAACTTTTCAAGCCATTTTTGCGACATTTTCATACGACTGTTTTTTTGATAACCGCCATAGGCCCCTGTTTCGCCTGTTACAATAGCGTGTCGAACAGTTTTGTTTTTTTCGGTCGGATTTGCAAGTAATTCAATCTTGGCGGCAATTTCTTTTGATAAGACAGGAAATCCAAACTCCTGAATTATATCCTGTTTAGTCCAGCGGTGTTCTTTTCCTGCACTGTCAACATACCGAACTGATGGCTTTAACCTTTCAATTCCGAGCTCTTTATGTATTTTTTGAATACTCGAATCTTCAAGATAAGAAACGCTGATTCCTGGGGCATGGATTCCGATCGACTTTAAAAAGATAAATAATGTAATGCTATCAAGACCGCCTACCGAAACGTGATAGTCTAATTCTCGTCTATCGCATTCTTCAGCAAATTCTCTCGCTCTGATAGTTGCATACTTAACTTTAAATTCATAATCCTGTTTTTGCTTAACAATGAAATCAGAGATTTTTCTCTGTCCGTCAATTCTTTCCATTCGTTCAAAAACATTTTCTTTCATTTCTTCACCCCCACACATTCAAAACCGAAGGAATCGGATTCAGGCGTTTCAAGGACTTTGAGCTTGCGTTTTAGCTCTCTGTTTTCGTGCCTATAACCGCTTGACGCTGTTTTTTCAAGTGCAAGGTCCGTTCTTGCGTTTCTCAGCTCAATGCTGAGATGTCTGTTCTCTGCTCTGAGGCTCTCATTCTCCTTAAGCAGTTTTCTGCGTGTCGGGTAGTTTCTTAAATGCCACATTGTTAATGCTCCTTTATGTATTGTCTGATTTCTTCCTTATCAAATCGCCAAAGCTTTCCGATTTTGTGGGCAGGAAGAACGCCCCTTTGTGCAAGCCGTGTTGTGTAATCAACATTAAGTGCAAGCAACCGTGCCACATACGGCACATCAATTATCACCGGCACTTCATCCCAATTGATGATAGGTCTTTCTCTCGGCATATGTACACCTCCTTAATTTTCGTTGGTAATTTTGTCTGAAACGATTTCGACTGATTCAACATCAGCAACGCTGAGAGCCAGCTTGAGCAGTACAACCTCGCCGACCGTTCGTGTTATCTGATAGCTTGTAACATACGGAATTTCTGTTCCGTCAATTTCAAGAAGAAACCTGTCCTTTGTGTCAATAAGTTTAAGTTTTGCCATTTTCTCACCTGCTTTTCGATATTTTATTGCTTTACACGACCTTAAATGTTATGATTAACTATGAAAGGGGGCGTAAATATGAATGATATTTTATCGTGGTTGACTTTAATAATATCCGCAGTTTCAACCTTATGCACTTTGGTTCTGTCTTGGATATTATTTAAAAAGGAACAGAACAAAACCTATCTGAAAGAACGATATGAATTAGTGATTTTCCCCATATTCAACCTGCTTGAAGAACATTTGTACAAAAAGGAAATTACTTTTGAAATTAAACAAGCCGTTGAAAAATGCGAAGATATTATTGCCGATAATAAACTTATCGCAGGTGGAAAACTCAGCTATGTATTTTCTCTTCCATTAGATAAAATTAACTTTCAAAGCATTTCAAAATTAGTCGACAAAGAATATGACGATTGTTGTTCTGCTTTAGGAATTCCTTTAAGACCGTTAGATAAAAAGATGTATACATACAAAACACGAAACATAAAAGTTTTGATATTAGGAATTACTAAATATTCAATGCCATTTATTGCAATTTCACTATTATCAGCAATTTTGATTGCATTATTTGAATACTTCTTTCTTAAAGGATAACCTCTGCTTTGATAAGCATTGCTGTAATCAGCAGAAGTAAGATAATTGCGTTGAGAATAAACACTACAAACATTAAAAACTTGTTCAATTTTCATTCTCCTTTGCCCACTTAATCAGATCCATAATTTGAGCGTCGTGCTTATCAAGGTAGCTGTCTATTGTTTTATACAAATGGGCGGCTACTATTTTTATTGCTAATACTGCTGAAACAAAAGCTGTGCAAAGCATTAGCAGTCCTAAAATTATTATTACTTCCGTCTTTTCTTCACCTCCTAAGCTGATTTCTGCTGTTCGGCAAAGTTAGTTTCTGATAGCTTCTATGAAACAAGAAGGATTGTTAGTTCTTCCTAATAAGTAATCGGTTGAACAATTAAAAATATCAGCTAAACTCAAAAGTATATTAATAGGGATATTACCTTTTGTTTGCCAATTATAATAACTTTTACGTTCAATTTTTAACTTATTAGCAAGGTCTTCTTGTGTCATATTAGCTCTTGCTCTTTCGGCTTCAATATTTGGATATAAAAACAGCACTAATCTCACCTCCTTTATCGTGTTAAGCGAAAATACTCTTATTGCGTATTTACAAGCTAATTATATACGCAATAAGAGTATTTGTCAATATCTTTTACAAGTAAATTACGCACAAAGAGTATTGTAGATTTTTGTGCAATTACACTAAATGAATATTATTTTAATTATTCGCTTGACATTTTTACTCATTTAGAGTATTGTATTTATAACAAATAAATCGTTTTATTGGAGGGAAAAATATGCTTGGAGAAAAACTTAGAGAACTTAGAACAGAACTTAATCTTAATATGAAACAAGCTTCCGAAAAATTAGGGATCTCATACACAACTTACGTTGGCTATGAAAAAAATGAAAGGGAACCAAACTCTGAAACTTTAATCAAATTAGCTGATTTTTATAAATGTTCTGTCGATTATTTAATAGGAAAAACTATAAGACTAAATTTTATTCCACATGAAATCGAAGAAGCTGAAATTAAATGCCCTTTGTGTGATTATGACTATGTCCATTTTATTAGAGTTTTATCGGTAAATTTCTCACAAGAAAAAAGTAGCGGAATGGCTATGGAATTTTTATGCGAGGATGGGCACAAATTTTATATTGTTGTTGAAACATACAAAGGTAATACATATATGGTAAATGTAGATGACAATAACAATATTTTAGGGTACACCTCGTTTATTAATAGTAACTCAGACGACAAAACAAACATTCACAAAGAAAAACTAATTACTAACTATGCGGCATTAAATAATTTTGGAAAAAATAAACTTCTCGAATATTCAAATGATTTAATATGTAGTGGTAATTACAATAAAGTTTACAAAATAAAAACTGCCGCCCGAGACGGAAGTTTTAAGGAAACAACCGTTACAGACGACGATTTTAATAAACTTATGGATTTGCCTGATGTTGATGACTTAAAATAAAGTCTTGAAATTTTTTGTAAACTTCCCGTTCAAGCGGAGCAATTAAAAACTTGTTCCGCTTGTAGAGCTCCTGCATTCGTTGCCAGCGATATTCCGCTGCAGTTTGACTTATATCACAGAGCTGAGATATTTCGTCAGCACTTTTGACCTTTAATCCCCACAACACACAAGCCGGAGCAAGTAGCCTGCTTGCAAATACATTTGCTTCCTGTTCAATGGGATTGTCATTTGGCGAGATTTCTCGGTTGATAAGTTTATATTTTCCTACATGACCAAGCAGTATATGTCCGAGTTCGTGTGCAATGGTAAAGCGTTTCCGCTGTCGATTGCAATCTTGTCGTACAAATATGATAGGTTGATTGTTAATAACGGTACACTTACCGTCATTGTCTTGCTCTAATTTGTCATAATATTTTACTGTAATGCCGAGTTTGTAACACAGCTCAACAATATTAACGGGGAGTTCTCGGACATTTTCTTTCAACAGGATTTCCCATGACATATTTCGAGACTTCTGATACTTTTTATAATCCATAAAAATCACCTCGTAACTATTATGGATTACAAAAATAAATTTACAGCAAGAAAGCAATAACAAAATAAAATGACCGCTCACAGCTGGCATAAAACTACTTTAACTGTTCAGTTACAAAATTTTAACAATAAGCATATTTCAGTTGACAAATCTTGTGTTATATCCTATAATGTTAACATAATAAAATTATCAACTGGAGGTTTTCTATGCCAAATGCAGTCACAGACAAAAAGGTAATTTCTAAAGTAGGTAAAAATGATTTTATACAGATGGGGTTAGCTATTGAAGAAGCTGATATATTAGCTCTTTCATACATAAAAGACACCAAAATGCTAAATGTTGCAAGCGCCATTCCATTTCATCAAACCATAGTTAATTTTGCAATAGACCTTGTGTTGGAAAGGAAATGTGACGAGGGCCTTATCAAATATAACTATCGCTATGAATATAATAAGGCGAGAAATTGCAAACATATTGAGTTAATAAAGAATGATATGTTAATTACACATTGTTCGGGGAATAATAGTGATTTTCCAAGAAGAGCAAAATACAGGGAGAGACTTTGTACAAATCAACTTTCGCTTTTCGAAGAAACAAACTCTGATGTTATGTACTGCATTTTAATGCACTCCTCTCAATTACAATTAGGACACAAACCTATTATAGCTATAGGCGTTCCTGACTCTACATGCAATAAATGGTGTAACTATATACCATTGAATTCTCTTTCTGGTATTGTACCTTTAGATGTCAAGCAAACTGAACCAGACATTGAAAAATTCCACTTTGCTATGAAAGAAAGATTAAAAAAATCGGAAATAGGGTGATATTGTGAGTAGCGGTGTACAAATCAATCCGCACAAATTAACAGAAGCGCGACAAGCTCGTGCTCTTAATATTTCAAAATTAGCTGAATTAGTTGGTGTAACAAGGCAAGCTATATCAAAATATGAGCAAGGCTCTTCTAAGGTAAGCGTAGATGTTTTAAACAAACTTTCTTCGGTTTTGGAATTTCCTGTTAGCTTTTTTTATAAACCTGACAATGATATATCATATTCTCAAAGCACAGTATTTTACAGAAGTTTTAAAACTTCTGAAGAAACTGTTAGGAGTATGATAAGAATTAAATGCAACTGGACTTATAATGTTTATTCATATCTCAACAGCAGAGTTACTATGCCGACACTTAACTTACCAAATTTAGATTTGTTGCTAAATCAAGGAGAGCTTACGCTTGATTCTATACAAAATATTGCTAACGCTTTAAGAAACTATTGGAATTTAGGTAACGGACCTATTCTAAACTTAACTAATGTTTTGGAACGAAACGGAATTATTGTATCTGGAGGAAACATTACGGCAACAAAAACAGATGCCTGTTCAGAAGTACTCTATGGTGTTCCTGTTATATTTTATGACAAAACATTGAAATCTTCTTGTCGAATCAGATTCAGCCTTGCTCATGAGCTCGGTCATATTTTATTGCATAGTTATGTAACAAATGAAGATCTAAAAAATAAAGATTTCTTGGACAAAATAGAAAAAGAAGCAAATACCTTTGCTTCTTGCTTTTTACTACCGAGAGAATCGTTTATTTTGGATGTTAATGCCCTCTCTCTAGAGTATTTTATGTTACTGAAAGAAAAGTGGAAAGTATCCATTTCTGCTTTAATATATCGTTGTAAGGAATTAGAATTGATTGACAACAATCTAAATTTATCTTTGCGAAAGAGAATATCAGCAAAACGTTGGAACAAAATAGAACCATTAGATGATACTATTCCTTACGAAAATCCACAACTTTTTAAACAAGCCCTGGAATTCATTATCCAAAATTCAAATACAAAAAAAGGCGATATTTTATTTTATTTTTCTTATAATCAAAAAGATTTATCCGATATTGTAGGATGTGACAAAAACTTTTGGAACGATGATATAGAGAAGCCTTTACAATTTTCATTGATTTACTAATAAATACAAGCAAACAACAACATCTAGTACATATAACTAAATAAAAATCCGCCCTGCTCGACTGGTCCTCGAACAGAGCGGAATCACCTACACAGGGTGCAGATGACGCAATTAAACGCAAGATAATTGTATCACAATCCCTTGTGTTTTTCAAGTAATTTAAAGCACAAGGGATTTTTGCACCCTTTTTTAAGCAAAAGGAGTGTATAAAATGAAAAAACGCAAAGACGGGCGCTATCAGAAGAACATCTATATCGGACGAGATGAAAACGGTAAACGAAAGTACAAATCCGTATGTGGCACATCACGAAAAGAGGTTGAAACGCTTGCCGCCGAATTAAAACAAAAACTCGGCAAAGGCATAGATATCTCATCAGATGATACATACGGATGTTGGAAAAAACGCTGGCTAACGGTTCAGAGGTCACTGCAAACACCACAGCAATACAAAACGCTTGAACGGTATCTCAAACATTTTACAGAACTTGAACCTTACAAAATTAACAAGCTGACAATTGCCGACTTTCAGGAAATCGTGTTTGACTTAGCCGCTAAGAACCCAACAACAGGCAAACCCACAGCGAAAAAATCGCTGAAGGAGTTCATCGCAACCGCAAGCCGAGTGTTTGAGTATGCTATTGAAAACCGAGCTATCGACTTCAACCCACTGAAATATGTCAAAATATCAAAGAACGCGGCAAAGAAAAAAGAACGCAGAGCCTTGTCACCTGAAGAGCAAAAGCTAATAATCAACACTCCGCACAGAGGAAGATTGCCGGCAATGATTATGTTGCTTGCAGGACTGCGAAGAGGTGAATGCCTCGGCTTGCAATGGGCGGATATTGACTTGAAACGCAACAAAATAAATGTTCATCAGACTTTGGTTCTTGACGGAAACAATTCTTATATAAAAGCAGGAGCGAAAACAGAAGCAGGTGTCCGCAAGGTTGATATTCCGACCGTTCTGTCAGACTATCTGAAAAGCCTTGCACCCCACTCCCCATTTGATTATGTAGTCACAACCACCAAAGGCAAACTTATGACAAATTCAGCGTGGCGTAGATTGTGGGAGAGTTACATCAATTGCCTAAACCTCGAAGCATTCAATTCACAGCAAGGCAAAATTGTCGGCATTGCTCCACGCAGTAAATACTGCCCCGACGGTATTCCGCAGGTCATAGAACCGTTTACAGCTCATTGTCTTAGACACACCCACGCAACAAATCTTTTCTATTCGGGCTATGATATTCTCTACATTCAACACCAGTTAGGGCATACCAAACCCGAAACCACCTTGAACATTTACACGCATTTAATGCAAGATGATACTGAAGCACCTGCGAAAAAACTTGATGATTTTCTCAATCGTAAAATAAGCTAAAAAATAAATGCAAGGCAAATGTTAGGCAACTGAACTTGAAAAGTCCGATAAACACTAAGCTTTTCACACATTTATTAAGTGGTTTGGGACCAAGATGCCGCAGGTTCAAGTCCTGTCACCTCGACCAAAAAAGGTGGTTTTTAACCGCCTTTTATTTTTTGCCAAAATTACTTAAAATGCCTTAAAAGTGGCTTAAACACTGGGTTTTTG